TGAACATATCGTATGTGATCGATGCGATCCGGCCGCGCTGCGTGCGGTGGGAGCAGGCGATCGCGCGCGACCTTATTACCGCAAGCCAGCTCTATTTTGCAGAATTCCTGATCGACGGCCTGATGCGAGGCGATGCCATCGCCCGGGCCACGGCCCTGCAGATCCAGCGGCGTAACGGTGTCATCAATGCAAACGAATGGCGTGAAGTCGAGAACAGAAACCCGATACCGGGCGGCGACCGCTACATCATCGAGAGCAATATGCAGTATCTCACGGGAACCGGCGAGCCAACCCTTCCGGCCCCGCAACAGGCCAAACTCCAGGCGATGATCTACCAGGCCGCCAACCGCCTGGCGCGCAAAGAGGTCACGGCCGTCCTCAAAATGGCGGACAAGTACGAAGGCAGCGAATTTGAAGGCTACCTGACCGAGTTCTATAGCGGCTACGCCGGCGAGCTGGCCATGAGCCTCCAACTTCCGATCGAAGTTGCAGAAGCGATCACTCATCGCGCGAGGCGTCAGATCCTTGGCGCCGCCGGCAATGGCGGCGTCGTGACTTTCATGACGGGCAGTGAACCCGATCGCGCCGCGTACCTGGCGCACTTGGCTTTGGGAGAATAAAAATGAGATATGAAAGGATTTGGCTGCACTTTGTCTCCGCCGTCTGGGCGATTCAACCCGACAAGCTGAAAGCAATCGAGGCATTTCTGCTCGATAAGATAGCCGGCGCCGATTACACGCCCGAAGAGATCCGGGCCCGGATTGGGCTGACTGCAGGTGAAGCCGAGGAGATCAGAGCCGCTGCCAGGGCGCAGACGTTGCAGCAAGCCGGTTCCATCGCAGTAATACCCCTGCAGGGGATCATTGCCCAGCGCCTGAGTGCCATGGATGAGATCAGCGGACCTGGGGGAACCTCCACTGAATCTTTTGCGAAAGCTTTCAAAGCAGCCCTGGCCGATGAAACCGTCACCTCGATCATTATCGACGTGAACAGCCCGGGCGGCACCGTGTACGGAGTCCCCGAACTCGCAGATCTGATCTATAAGTCCCGAGGTCAAAAGCCGATCCTTGCCTCCGTGAACTCCATTGCATTCTCCGCGGCTTACTGGATCGCGACCGCGGCCGACCAGGTGTATGTCACGCCAAGCGGAGAAGTCGGCTCGATTGGGGTATTTGCGGAGCACATCGACATCTCCGAACAGCAAAAAATGAAGGGCATCAAGACAACGCTGATCGCCGCCGGCAAATATAAAACCGAGGGCAATCGATATGAGCCTCTCACGGAGGAGGCTCGCGCGGAGCTTCAGTCCGTCGTCGATCGATACAAGCAGATGTTCGTGAACGCAATCGCGCGGCAGCGAGGGATCAGTGTCGCAACCGTGAATAAAGATTTCGGCGACGGCCGCATGTTCGGAGCGGACCAAGCAGTCAAGATCGGCATGGCCGACAAGGTGGGGACTTTCGATCAGGTCGTCAAAAGGCTCACTGGCGCGAAGGCGGAGAACGTCTTGGATATTTTTGCGGTTCCGCCCAAAGAGATACGGGATCTGGATGCCAGCGCTACAACCGTAAACGGAGACCATGCACCTGTGTCGACAGAGAAGGCTCCCTCGCCGCCGGTTGCAGGCCCCGTAAGGCCTCATAGAACGGGCACATCGGATGGTCCCTGGGACGGTCCGGCCAACGAGGCGCGGTTGCCATCTCCGATGAGCATTCAGACGGCCCGCAACTCTTACGCTTGGATTGACGATGCCGGCATTGAAAACGGGCAGGTTCGAAAGGTCAGTTGCAAATTCGTCCATCATGAAATAAGCGCCGATGGCCGCCCAGGCGCTGCAAACATGACGGCCTGTTCCACGGGAATCGGAGTATTGAACGGCGGCCGGGGAGGCGCCAATATCCCGCGGGAAGATCGCCCGGGCGTGCACGACCACCTGGCTAAACATTTGCGCGATGGCGGAAGGGAGGCGCCGCCTCTTACCGAAAACCCCGAGAGAGACATGGAAGCGCTCGAGCGGGAGAAAGCCGAGCTCGAGCTGCTCAGCCTATAGCATAAGGCGCCCCACGCCAGGACTCGGAGCCAGACACCGGCGGTGGGCGTAACGCGGCAGGCAGCCTCTGCCGAGGCGCTGCGGCTGCAAAAACAAAAACGAAGTATCGATAACTCACTCGAGTCTGCAGCGATGCAGGCTCTTTTTATTTGGAGCGTGAAATGGGAATTCACCCGAGAGACAAGCGGAGATGGTTTGCAGCCAACTTCGGCAGGCAGTATTTTCATTCTGCACCTCTGCATTCCCCGATGGTGCAGATCGGGCTGTTGGTGCCCATCCTCCTGGTTGCCGTCGTATGTCTGCTTGCCGTCTTCCAGGATCACTGGTCCGCCGGCGGGATAGTGCTCGCGGCGGGGCCCGTTCTCGACATTAAGGCTCTTCGTCAGAAGAAGGTCGATCTGACGAACGAAGCATCGACGATTCTAAAATCGGCGGAAACAAGCGGGTTCACCGAGGACCTGAAGCAGAAATACGCAGCGGTCAAACAGAATCTGCAGGCCAACAACGAATTGCTCGCCGCGGCGGAGGAGCAGCTCGAGCGCGAGCGGGAAATTGAGACTCTCGCCACCCAGGCGGCAAACCCGGGCGGGCAGCGAACAGAAGTTGCAGCGCCCGGCTCAGACAACGACCCGAAAGGCGGCTTCCGGGATCACCGGGATTTCCTGCGGGCGATAATGGATGCGGGTTCCGGGCGCCGTCTCGATCCGCGGCTCATCCGGTTTCGGGCAACGCAGGGATCCGACGAACAGCAGGTCGGATCTGATCCCTACGGCGGGTTCCTCGTGCCGTCCGGGATCGCGCCCGGCGTTATGATGGTTCGGCCGGAAGAAATAACTTTCGCGTCGACGCCAATTCCGATGGATGTCCCCTCGCTGTATATCAACGCTCGTGTTGACAAGAATCATTCATCCAGCGTTTCTGGCGGGTTAACCGTCGCCCGCAAGCCCGAGACGGTCGATGCGACGGCCAGTCGGATGCAGTTCGAGCAGATCCATATGGTTGCCCACGATCTCTTCGGACTGGCTTATGCCTCCGAGAGTTTGCTGCAGGACTCGCCGCAGTCGTTCATAGCAATACTGCAGGCGGGGTTCCAGGATGAATTCGCGGGCAATCGCATCAACGAAATCGTGAATGGAACCGGCGCCGGCGAATTCCTGGGATTCATGAATACGCCGGCGCTCATCACGGTCAGCATGGAGGGCTCTCAATCCGCCGATACGATCCTGAAGGAAAACATCGACAAAATGATTGCCCGTTGCTGGCGCTATATGCGCGCCATCTGGCTGGCTAATCACACAACCATACCGCAGCTCCGAGGTCTGTATCAGCTCGTTGGCACGACCGGCGGCGCGCCCGTTCCCTACTTCAATGACGGGGGAAACAATGGGGGCCCGCAGACGCTGTGCAGCCGCCCAATCTATTTCACGGAGTACTGCCCGGCGCTTGGGGACAAGTGTGATATTAACCTGATAGTTGCCTCCGAATTTCTTGAGGGAACCTATCAACCCATGCAGCAGGCCGAGAGCATCCACGTGCGCTTTGTCGCCCATGAACGCACGTTCAAATTCTGGCTCCGTAACGACGGCAGGCCTTGGTGGACTTCGGCACTCACGCCAAAGAATGGCAACACGCTATCGCCATTCGTCACTTTGCAGGCCAGGTAATCACAAGGCCCAATCGAGAGGAGCTCAAAAGAACATGAATAACTTTTCGATTCGAAACAGACTGGTCAACGTGCTGCCGCCCGTCGCCGACTATGGGGCCGGCACGGTTTACAGCGACATCGTAAAATGCCAGGGCGAGAAGGTGAATTTCGTCATCCAGCGCGGTGTTGGCACGACGGGCAAGTCGACAGTGACCGTCGAGGCCTGCGATGACAATTCTCCTTCCAATGTCGCGGCTGTCCCGTTCAGGTATAAAGAAATCACCGGCGGCGACGTTGAAGGCGCCCTCACCGAAGCCACCTCTTCCGGCTACACGATGACTGCGGGTTCAAATCGCCTCGATGTTATTGAGGTCGATGCGGCCCGGCTGGCCGTTCTGGGGTATGAGTATTGCCGGCTGAAATTGGTTGAAGTTACTGATGCCGCAGTCCTCGCCGGGATTCTCGCGATAGTGGAAGCCAACCCGGCCAAGGATGTGAAGGACTCGCCTCTTTCCTAGAGGCTCAATCATCAATAGATAAACAGAGGGGCGGCGAATGCGCTGCCCCTCTTCTGTTTCCGGGAATTCAAATGCCTGAGCCCCTGGTTTCATGCATCATGCCGACATGCGATCGCAGATCTTTCATAAAGGCCGCAATCGACTGCTGGCGGAAGCAAACCTACTCCAACCTCCAACTGGTCATCATTGACGATGGCGCCGACCGGATCCGGGATTTAATACCGCCCGACCCGAGGATCATCTACGTAGAGATGGCAGATCGGGTATCAACCGGTCGGAAGCGCAATCTGTGCTGTGAGGCAGCCGGCGGAGAGATAATCTGTCACTTCGACGATGATGACTGGTGTGACTCCCGGCGCATCGAGAAACAAGTTGAGCTCCTGCGCGAGTCCGGCCAACCCGTCACGGGCTACTCCAATATTTTTTACTGGAACATCCTCAGCCAAGAGGCCCGGCTCTATGCGGCCCAGGTTAAAGGGTATGTCTGCGGTGGTACACTCTGCTATCTCAAATCCTGGTGGAAAAGCCATTCATTCCCGGACAAACAGAAAGCCAGCGATAACCGGGTGATCTATCAGAATCTGAAGGATATCGCCGCATGCAATGATTTGGGCATGTACGTCGCGCGCGCCCATAACAGCAACGTCGGCGGAGACAAGAGGAGCATCGGGCAATTGACGAGCAGAGATAAACTTCCGGCGGCATTCTGGGAAAACGAGGCGTTGAGGTTGTCATGTCAACAATAGCCTGCCTTGTCACGACTTATGAGCGTCCGGCTGCTCTTGCCCGTTCGCTGCCTCAGATTGCGGCGCTTGGGCGGCCCGTGCTTGTGATTGATGATGGATCGGATGGTTTGGCATTTCATGAAAACCTGCAGATCTGCAGTCGTGTCGAGAATGTCCGCTATGTGCGGCTCCCGGACAATCGGGGCCTGGCTGCAGTTTTGAACGTGGGCCTTTCCTACTGGCTCGCGGATAAATCCATCGAATGGATCAGCTATTTTCAAGATGACGTCGACGTTCATCCTCTTATCATGCGCGAGATCGAAAAAGCGATCCAGACGCATCCGGCAAATCTCTACACCGGGCATGATTCCGCCTATCACGCGACGGCGCAAAGCTTGAAGGGATACAAAATCAAGAGGAGCTGCGCCGGCGTGCACATGCACGGGTGCGCGGACTTCTGGCGTTCGATACTTCCAATTCCCACGTATGTGCTTGGGGCTCCGAAACGCGTTCAAGACGGAGTCAAAGGAATCGGCTCGAATGTCGACTGGTGGATCGTTCGCGATGCTCCCCGCTCAATTGCAAAACGCGGCGAGATGATCGTCTGTCTGCCGAATCTGGTCCGAACATTTTCATATCGATCCGAGGATTCGTGCTGGGGAAATTTTCTGCCGAAGGGAGAAGAACCGCCGCTGGAGCAACTGTCATGACACAAAAACTAACCGGCCAAGCCTATATTGATCACTGGAAGACGCGGATTGCTCGCGGCCCGCACGAAGCAGGTACCATCGAAAATGGAAACGATACCTGGCAATTCATTACCCAACGTCTGCCGCCTAGCATCGCTCCGAAGAGCGCTCTTGAATTTGGCTGTGCCTACGGCCGTATGCTGCGGCACCTCCGCGAGCAATGGCCCGAGGCTGATCTCTATGGGGTCGATCTTTGCAGAGGAGCCCTCGACCATCTTGCAAAAAATTGGCACCTCCCGGGCGGGCCGCCAAGGCTCTTTAACCAGAATGTGCCTCCCACCGGCATCGAGGTTGACCTGATCTTTACTTGCACGGTTTTGCAGCATGTCACCGACAGAGAAAATCTCCAGGCGATTGCCGACGGGTTCAGAGCGATTTTAAACCCCAACGGATACCTGATTCTTTTCGAAAATGTGAACTGGGGAAAAGGCCAGGGCGGCTCGCACATGAACGAGCTCACCGCAGACGAATATATGAACCTCTGGCCGGAACTCCAGTGGCGCGATTGCGGCGCCCTTTATCACAGGCAAGAGGCTCACGAACTGCTGATCGGAAAGAGAGTCGTCGAATGAGCGGCGCTCGCCAGGCGGCATTCAGCTTCACTCTGCCGCGCATCCAGCCGGGCACCAGAATCCTGGATATAGGAGCCGGGAATTCTCCCTTGGCCGGAATGCTGGCCAGGGAGAAACGATGCTCGGTGCTCGCAGTCGACATCAATTCAAAGCGCCTGACCTGGGCATGGAAAGACGCCGACGAAAGGTATGAGATCAAGGTCAGCGATCTGACGCGGCTTTCTCTCCCGGTTGGATCTTTCGACGCCGCGGTCGCGACATATAGCCTTCAGCACATGATCAACTATGAACCGCTGGCTTGGGTCCTCGCCCGGCAATGGCTCAAGAAAGGCGGTCAACTGATCGCGGCGGCACGTTATCGACTGAACTCGCCGATCTACGAGGGCGACCGCGGCGATCCGCTGATCAGCCAGGACGAACACACGATTGCGGTGTTGGCCTCCTACTGCGGATTCGCGGTCGTCGGGATTCAACCATATTGGTACAACGAGCAGACTTTCAGCGAGGAGACGATCGGATCACCTCGCGCAAACTGCGTCCTTTTTGAGTTGAAAGCCAAATGAAAATTTGTCTGCGCGTCGACGACGTAGGGCTTCGTCCGGAAGGGGAACGAGATGCAGAGCTTCAGCTCGCCCGCAAACTGCACGGGATCATGGACGGCCGACCCTATCTGGCTGCCGTGATAGCCGGCATACTGGATGCCGAAGGTGCCTCATGGGTCCGATCGGAGCCGCCCGGAATGACGACCGGCCTGCACGGCTGGACCCATGAACTCGGCATGAACGGCGGTGAGTGCGAATTTGAAGGAATGGGAGCAGGGCTCTCAATAATGCTGATTGAGCAAGGACTCGCCCGAATACAGGGGGAAAGGCCGATCGTAGATTTTGTGCCTCCTCGCAACGCATTAACGGACGATTTGCTTGCCGTCTGCCGGCGCCAGGGCCTTACGCGAGTGTGGGGCCAGCCATTCGACAATGGACCTTTCCGCCCAGACCAGAAATATTTCGGCATCTTCATGCCTTCCTGGGTTCCGCTTTACGGGGCGACGAGGTGGCGCGTCGGAAATCCGCCGCGCGCGCCCGTGCTGGACGTCCTCAAAAATCATGGAGCGGAAGAGGATTTCATCGCCATCGTGGTTTTGCATCTAACCTGGGAGGCGAGTTTTTCTCCGACTTTACAGGGCATGAGGGAACTTGTCGAGCGATACGGAAATTGTCTCGTCACGCCGGAGAGATATATCAAGCTCAGAGGAATCACTGAATGAGCATTTATTCTTACGTGCTCAAGCGAAACGAGGACGGGGCCTGGACAGGAGTCCCGCGGTTTGACATAACGCTCCGGCGCGCTCTGCCGGGACTGATTTCTGTGACTGCCTGCCCAGGAGCGCTTTCAGCCGAGGATAGAGTGATCGCCGACAATCATCTGTCCTGCGACGTCCCCGCGGACGTCCGAACAATCGTTGTGCATCACGGCTGCGCTCGGACGCACTATGATCGTGATCCGTACTGGAGAACTACAGAAACTCAGAAAGCCGTTCAATTTCAGACGTCGATGTTCGAGCTTCCAAACCGTCTCTATGTCGCGCCAAGCGCGTGGGTAGCGGAACAGTTCGAAGAGGTCAGAACGAAGGCAAAGGCATTACGCGAGATCCGCAATTCTCTGATTCCTCATTGGGTTGAGTATTGGCCCTTAAAGCGCGCGAAGCAGAGCAGGCCCGTGATCATCGGAGACTGGCGCGACTGGAATAAGGGAAACGCCGCCGCTAAAAGGCTCGCCCAGCATTGTCCGCAATGGGAATTTCGGGCGCTGAGCTTCAAAACCGCGGAAGAGAAGATCAGGCAGTACTCCGAAGCCTCGCTCTACCTGTGTCTGTCCCTCAGCGAAGGCGCGCCCTATGCAGTCGCTGATGCTGAGGCCTTTGAGCTACCAATCGTAACGACGGATGTCGGCAACTATCGCGAATTCAGCGACTGCGAAGTCATCAGCTGGCGCGCCCGAGACAATGCGGCCGTCATTGCCGGGGCGATAGAGCGCAAACTGCGCGCCGGCAGAAATAAGGGGTCCTTCTATCAAACATACTCATTTGAATCCTGGCGCCAGGCCTGGGAGAACGTCATCAAATGAAAAGGCTCGCGGTCGGCCTGGCATCCGGCATCGGCGATGCAGTCTACATGTTGCCGGCCATCAAAGCGCTGTGGCTACTCGGGCACGACGTTGCGCTATACCTGCAGGGCGATTATCCGTCGATCGAGCTTTGGCGGCGCTGCCGCTATGCAGCCGGCGGCGTGCATGACGCGGCGTCGATGGAGGTCGATGGCCGCGAGATGATCGGCGGCCAGTGGGTTCCGGCCGCATGGAAAGGCGCCAGGCTGAAGCATCGGTTCATCCTGCTCAGGCCTCATGATTGCATGTATGAATCCAACATGAAGCTCGCAAAAGCCTATGGATGGGCTGAAGACCCACCCGACGTTTCCGATTGGTGCGGGGACCTGGCGCAGGCAGAAAAAAGATTTGACCTTGGCTTCGTGCCCGGCTGCAAGGGCGGGATCTGGTTGCGGAAACGGTGGCCCGGGATGAACCAGGTGGCCGAGCATTTCCTAGAGGCTGGAAAGCGCATCGCCGTGTTCGGCCTGGAGGGCGATGACGTGGACCAGGTCCCCGGAGAAAAAATCGACAGCCGGAACAAGCTCGGCCAACTGCCCGACCTGCTCGCTCAATGCCGCGTGATCGTCAGCATCGACGGGGGCGTCGGACATCTCGCCTCATCTCTGGGCCTTCCGGTAGTGATGATCTATACGGCAACAAGCGAGGTGAAGGCGCGTCCTGTCTGCAAGCCCCACATAAGGATCTTCCCTGAGAATCTGCCATGCCACCCATGCGTGAGCAAGGCGCAATGGCATGTCTGCACGGATTGGAAATGCCGGAATATCGATCCTGCTCGTGTCATCAAGGCAGCCGAGCAGCTGCTGGGAGAAAGGCCATGAGATACGATCGGGTCCTGTACTCACCGCCCGCTATTGAGCCCGTGACCTTGCAGCAAGCCAAGGCTCATCTGCGGCTCGAGGCTGATTCCTTCGAGGATAATGTGACCAGCACGCAGTCGATTGCGCCCGGCTCCCATGCGGTCGCGGCAGCTTACTCTCTGAAAGGTGTAGGAGTGGATGTCTCCGCCGCCGGAGAAGTGGTCGCTGTCCTCGAGGCCGGACAGAATGGAATCGGAGGCACGGTCGCCGCAAAGCTGCAGGAGAGCGACACCGATGTCGACGGAGATTACAAGGACGTCACCGATGGGGTTTTCGATCAGGTAACGGAAGCCAATGACAATGCAACCTACAAGCTCACGTATGAAGGCGGGAAGAAATATGTTCGTGTGGTCGCGACGGTCGCCGGCGCGGCCTGCTCGTTTGGCATCTCGATCCTATGCAAGGCCCCGATCGACGACGAGGATTCACAGATCACCCGATATATTACCATCGCGCGGCGGTTCTGCGAAAGATTGCTGAATCGGGCGTTTATCACCCAAACCTGGGACCTTTATGCGCGAGATTTTCCGGCCGAGGACGAGATGGTCCTCCCGCTGCCGCCCCTGCAGTCGGTGACATCGGTCAAATACAAAGACAGCGCCGGCGTTCTGCAGACCTGGGCGGCGAGCAACTACATCGTGGATACGGTGCGCGAGCCCGGGCGAATCTCGCTGAAGAGCCTGGTTTCCTGGCCTACTGTTTATGACGAAATACAGGCCGTCCAGGTGCGCTTCGTCTGCGGGTATGGCAATACGGCCGCGTCGGTGCCGAATGAAGTTGTTCAGGGAATTCTCGTGAAAATCGCGGGCCTGTACGAGCACCGCGGGGATGAGGCCGTGGATCCGAAGCTGGATGAGCAGGTCTTTAATGTCATCAAATCCGCCGGCAGGATCCGGAACGTATGATTCTCCCGACGATTGGAGAGCTCACCGAAAAGGTCGACATTTTGAATGTGGCGCCCCCATATAGCGTGGACGGATCCGGGACGATTGTTTCTACGTTTCGATCCAACGTGCGGGCGAAAATTGTGCCCCTGGGCGGCATCAACATCATCGAGACGCAGCAGAGCCAGGCCTATGTTCAGCGCTACGACGTCTGGATCAGGCGCCTGACGGGTGTGACCAGCTTTCAGCAGCTCGACTGGTCCGGCACGAGGCTTGCCATGACGGCCCCTCCCGAGACCTTCGGCGCCTCAAATCCACGCTGGATACTTATTCACGCGGAGGCGCGCAACAGCAGAAAAATCTGACCTGCATAGGTCGGAATTTGGATTTTTGGATTTGCACGAGATCAGGGCTCCCATGTGGGGGGCCCGGCATCCCGAAGTCAAGTGAACCCGGGACATCAAGGAGCCTATAAGCAATGAAAACTCTGGTTAGATTTGCAATGTTGGCAATCTTGGTTTGTGCGTTGCTGCCTTCTTCAATGCACGCACAGGCAGTAAACACATCCGGAATTACGACGGCTGCGCTTGGACGCACCTCGTCGACGTGCTATCTCGAATCTGCGGCCAGCACAAATGCGACCAGCTGCAAAGGATCAGCCGGCGGCATTCTGGCCATCCACGCGACAAATACGACAAACACTGCCTACTATCTGCGGATGTACAACCTGGCGTCTGCTCCGACCTGCTCCTCTGCGACGGGTTTTGTCGAGACGATCCCTATTTTTGCCAATCTTCCAAACGGCCGGGCAACCACGAGTCCGCAAGGATATTCAGCCGGCATCGGCTTCTGTCTCACGGGAGGCGGATCCAGCACTGACAACACAGCTGCTGCGACAGGGGTATATATAACAATCTTATTTCAATGAGATAATCTATGTACCGACATTGGTTTGGATTTCTATTCCTGATTTTCGCTCTGCCTGCCGGAGCTGCAACATACAATATAGGTCCCGGGCAAACTTACACCACCTTTGCGGCCCTGGCTGCGGCGCACACGCTGACCTCTGATGATATCGTGGACGGTGGAGGAAACACGTTTGCCGAGGTGTGGACCATCAACGGCTCGGGCACGGCGGGCCACGTCGTTACTCTGCGCAATGCCGTGGTAACGGGCGGGATCGATGGCAACTCCAAGAACTATCTGCGGATCACGCGAATCCGCACAAACGGCCCTATCGTGCTCAGCGGAACAAACTGCGAGGTCGACTATTCAATGTCAAGTTATTCAATCGGCAACGGAATCACGATCACTGGAGCCTCCAACGTCGTCTACAACGCGACCATCGATGGAGCAAGCGGCAGGGGCATCGACGCGGAAGAAAGTTGCACCGTCAAGAACACAATCATCCGCAACACCGTCGACGCCAACCTCTATGTCGCAACCGGGAAGACTGTAACCGGATCGAATAATCAATTCAGGGATGCAGCCGTGGTCGGCGCCGGCGCCTACAGCGATGCGGGCAGCCCGTGGTCTGCCTTGCCGGCGACGTACGTTTCGGCTTCAGATTGGATCAGAAGCGCCGCATGGAACTCCGACAACCCCGCCTATCGCCAGGATATCATGGGTTACCAATACACCGCTACGTCATCGCCCGTTTTCTCAGACTCTTTTCCGGAGGCGGACGGACCAGCGACAAACTGGACGGTAAAGAGGGGAACCTTCGCTGTTTCAAGCCACGTTTACACCACTACTTCCGCGAGCAATAGTTTGACGGTGCCGACAACCGATTATTCT